GTGGGTCGCCATGCTGGAGGAGATGGGCGTGGTGATGGGCAGTCGCTCGCCCATGATGCTGCCGGACGGCGGCCAGTTCGGCATCGAGACGGTCACAGCGGACACAGCCCTTCAGAAAGAGCTGGAAGCCATCGAGCAACGCATGGTCGCCCTGGGCGCTCGGCTGGTCCAGCCCGGCCAGGCCGTCAAGACGGCCACTCAGGCACAGGACGAAAGCGAGACCCAGCATTCCATCCTGTCCCTGGCTGCGTCGAACGTCTCCGAAGCCTACAGCCAGTGCCTGGCCTGGGTGGGCGAGTTCATGGCCGCCGCCGGTGAGGCCCTGTACCAGCTGAACCAGGACCTGACTGAGCACAGCCTCGACGCGCAAATGCTCAAGGAGCTGGTGGCCGCCTGGATGAGCGGCGCCATCCCCGAGGGCGACCTGTGGGCGTACCTGCGCAAGGTGGGGCTGATCGACCCGGAAAAGACCGACGAAGAGATCCGCGAAGAAACGCAAAACGACGCCGGCCTCAACCTGGACGATATGACCGATGGCGGTACCGGAACTACTCCTTAACGCCTCCGTCCGTCACCAGGTCTATCTGGAGCGCCTGAAGGCCGGCGAGACGCGCAAGGTGCGCGAGTTTCTCCAACAGGTGGACCGCGAGCTGCGCAAGCGACTGCTGATGCGGGCTGAGATCAGCGCCTACCGCCGGGCAAAACTGAATCGACTGCTCGACGAAATCGACGACCTGCTCAGACGGCTTTACGGCGCCCAGCTGGAAACGATCACCACAGACCTGCGCGATCTGGCCGGCTACGAGGCTGGGTTCGAGGTGCGCGCCCTTCAGGAGGTGCTTTCCGGTGCTCAGCTGGCCGTTCCGGCCATTGGCACCGTCTGGGCAGCGGCGACCAGTGACCCGATGTCGGTGCGCGGCGCCCAGGGCGGGAAGCTGCTCAAGCCGTTCCTGAAAGACTGGAGCGCCAGTGAGATCGAGGCGGTCAAGAACCGCATCCGCCAGGGCGCGTTTGAGGGCCAGACGAGCGCCGAGATTGTCCGCTCTATCCGAGGCACCAAGGCGCTCAACTACCGGGATGGCCTGCTGGAGACCACTCGCCGGCATGCTCAGGCGGTCGTACGAACCGCCGTCCAGCATGTGGCCAGCGTTGCCCGGTTTCAGGCCTGGGAGCGCAACAGCGACATCATCAGCGGCTACCGGTGGGTGTCCACCCTGGATAGCCGCACCAGTGCGCAGTGCCGCTCCCTGGACGGGCGCACCTTCAAGGTTGGCAAAGGGCCGAAGCCCCCGATCCATATCGGTTGCCGGTCCACCACGGTGGCCGAGCTGGATGATGGGCTCGACTTCCTGGACCGCGATGCCACCCGCTCCTCTGAGCAGGGGCCGGTGAACGCGGACCTGACGTATTACGAATGGCTCAAGCGGCAGCCTGCCGCCTTTCAGGATTCGACCCTGGGTCCGGCCCGGGGCCGCCTGCTGCGCCAAGGCGGACTGTCCGCCAGTCGATTCTCAGAGCTGCAGCTGGACCGAAATTTCAAACCCCTCACGCTTGATGAGATGCGGGCCCTTGAGCCCCAGGCCTTCGAGCGCGCGGGAATCCAACCCAGTGGGTAACCAAGAGGTCAGTGACCAATGCGTATCAACAAACTCCCCCGTGCATTCCGTGAAGAGGCTGGTGGCGAAGGCGATGAAGGCGGTAGCAGCCTGACCCCGGAGCAGATCAGCGAGATCAAGGCCGAAAACGAGCGCCTGAAAGAGCATCACGAGAAGCTGCTGGGCGAGACCAAGACTGCGAAGCAGGAGCGCCAGGAGGCCGCCAAGCGCCTCAAAGAGCTGGAGGACCAGCTGGCCAGCCTGGACGACGACAAGCACCGCAAGGCGGGCGATGTCGAGGCTCTGGAGAAGAGCTGGCAGGAAAAGCTCTCCAAGCGCGAAAGCGAGCTGAAAGGTGAGGTGGAGCAACACCAAGCCTGGCTCAAAGAACAGATGGTCACCGGTGTGGCGTCGAGCCTCGCGGCGGACATCGCCGTACAGGGCAGCGCCAAGGCGCTTCAACCACACCTGACCAGCCGTCTCTCCATGGAAATCCGTGACGGCAAACCGACTACGGTCGTTCTGGACGCCGAGGGCAAGCCCAGCGCCATGACCGTGGAGGAACTGAAAGCAGAATTCGCAAGCGATCCGGCCTTTGCGCCGTTGATCGTTGCGTCGAAGGCCTCTGGCGGCGGTGCCGGCGGTGGCCATAAGGGTGGCGGTGCCGCCTCAAAGGGCAGCATGGGCGGAGATCGCTCCGAGCGTGCGGCCGCAATTCGTAACCGTTTCCCTGAATTGAATCAATGAGGTGACAAGAAATGTCTCTTTCACAGATGCAGGTGTTCAACCAGTACATCATGCCGGCGACCATCGAGACGCTGGACCAGATGGTGGAAAAGTTCAACGCCGCAAGCCGTAACACTATCCGCCTGACCACCGAGGGCTTCGACGGCGATTTCCTCCAGGAATCGTTCTTCGCCGCCATCCACAGCGCTCAGCGTCGCGTTGACCGCTACGCCTCCCAGGCGTCCGCCTCCGCCACCGACCTGACCCAGCTGAAGCACAGCTCGGTGAAGATCGCCGGCGGCTTTGGCCCGATCCGTTTCGAGCCCGGCCAGCTGACCTGGCTGCAGAAGCCGACCGCCGAGGGCATCGAGGTGGCCAGCCGGAACTTCGCCGAGGCGCTCATGGCGGACCAGCTGAACACCGCCATCGCCGCCTTGGTGGCTGCCATCGAGAACAACAGCGACGCCACCAATGACGTGTCCGCCACTGGCGGCCTGTCCTACAGCGCCCTGAACGACGCGCACGCCAAGTTCGGCGACCACAGCGGCAACGTGCTGTCCAACGTGATGACCGGTTCGGTGTACCACAAGCTGATCGGCCAGAACCTGACCAACACCCCGCAGCTGTTCCAGGCCCAGAACGTGACCGTTGTGGACATCCTGGGCAAGGCGGTGGTGGTGACCGACGCGCCCGCCCTGTACGAAGCCGGCACCCCGAACAAGCAGAAGGTTCTGGGCCTGGTGGAGTCCGCGGCTATCGTCCACGACGCCGGCGACGTGATCAGCAACATCGAAACGTCCAACGGCCAGACCCGGATCGAGACCACCATGCAGGTGGACTACACCTTCGGCCTGGGCCTGAAGGGCTACACCTGGGACGAAACCAACGGCGGCAAGTCCCCGACCGACGCGGAACTGGCTACCGGCACCAACTGGGATCAGGTCGCCACCTCCGTGAAACACACCGCCGGCGTTATCGCAGTGGGCGACGCCGCTCAGTAAGGAGTAACGGATCATGGCGAAGCAAAAAGCGCCAGTGTGGTATCTGGCCGGCCCCTTCACTCGCTACAACGAGGACGTGAAGGATCTGGCCCGCAAGGCGGCCGTCCGCATCGTGGATGCCCGGTATGTCCCGGAGGATCAACGCAAGGACGCCGCACCCGAGAAGGACCTGCCGAAGGTCACCGAGAAGGGCAAGAAGGCGCCAGCCAAGAAGGCGGCCGAGTAAGACAGGGGGCGCATGCCCCCTTTCTTTTTACCGAATTCCGAGGATGATGGCCCAATGGCTCTGATTATCGAGGATGGCAGCATCGTGGCTGGCGCCGACAGCTTCGCCACCGTGGCGGAACTGGCGGACTATGCCGAGCGATTTGGTCGAGACCTGCCCGAAGGCGAACCCGCGCGTGAGGCCCTGCTGCGGCAGGCTGCCTTGCAGATGCAGGTGATGCGCTGGAAGGGGTGGCGCGTTGCTGCCGATCAGAGCCTGTCATGGCCCCGGGAAGGGGTGTGCATTGATGGCGGATACCTCGCCTCCAATTACATCCCGGCCCGCATCCAATACGGCCAGATGGCTCTGGCCACCGAAATCTATGCCGACGAACAGGCGCCGCCCGATCAGCGCCAGGGGCCGGTCACGCGCGAGAAGGTCGACGTGATCGAGGTCGAGTATCAGGAGGTCCAGAACAACGGCAAGGTGCTTTGGGCCGCTCCTGAGCGCCCGAGTCGCGCCCAGTTCGCCGATTACCTGAACACTCGGGGCCTGCTGGCTGTCCGAGCATGAGCCAATTCTACGACCGCACAGCCGCCACCGCCGCGCGGCTCCTGGCGAGCTATGGCCAGCCGGTGAGCATCACGCGTACCTCTGGTGGCACCTATGACCCGCTGACCGGTGAGACAACCGGCCAGACCACCACGACCTATACGCCGGACGGCGTCCTGCTGAATTACGGCGGCAAGGAAGCTGGCGATCTCCGGGCCGCTGGGGTGGACATCGTGAGCACCGACAAAAAGCTGCTCTGTGCCGCTTTTGAGGTCGATCCGGTCGTAACCGACACCGTAACGGTGGGCGGGCTCGACTGGACGGTGATGCGCGTCAAAACCCTGAGTCCCGCCGGAGCCGCCGTGCTCCATGAATTGCAGGTGCGCCGATGAGCTTCGGTGATGATGTCGCCGGGTTCGCCCGGAAGGCTGGTCGCTCCTTGGAGCAAACCGCCCGGG